GCTATTGTAGCTTTTCTATCATCAAGGCCAAGAAGCCCACCATTTATACGTTTAGTCATAGTTTCATAGTCTTTTGCATCTGCTAAAACATTTAAACCACGTTTTCCCCAGAACCATCCAGCACTTAAAACCGCATACTGAGTATCAAGTAACAAATCAGGGTTCCCAAGAAGATCCAAACCAAGACTAGATCCACAGTTGGCATAGAGGTCTTTGCCAGTAAGTTGTATAACGCCACGCCCATGATAGCGCCAGCCGTCACCATCTTCTTCATTGCCTAGCCTACCTGCATACACAAAGTTAGCAATCTTTTCTGGATTTCCAGCATATTTTTCAGCCACATCAAGAGTAGGAAATCTCGAGGGCCATGTACGCATAAGTCCATTGGCAGAGTAATGAAGGTTCTCTTCCAGAGTTCTAAAGTTGTTTGACTCATATGCACATTGTCCTATAAAGAAAGCCTGTCTTACGGGAGTACTGATATCGTACTTATTAAATGTCTGATTGATTGGATCAAGCCATTTTTCATCAATACCTAACGTTTGTAACTGCTGACCGTTCATTGCAACCCTACTTGGTCTTTAACCCATTGCTGGAGGTTGACGAGCTGGGCAGTGGTATCGGCACACTGTTGAGCAAATACTGGGTCTGTGGTGTAGCCATTAACGCTGACGAGGGTTGCGCTGGGGCCGGGCAGTTTACTGCTACTGGTGTTGTACAGGCGCTTAATAACAGCAAGCTGATTAGAGTAATCTGATTTAATCTTGGCATTTTCTAAATCCCTTTGTTTAATTAAGTCTTTGTTGTGTTGCTCTTGGACTTTTGCTTGGGCGACAACTCCTTCTTTATAGTCCACGAATCGTAAATGTTCCAAATAGAAACCACTACAAAAAGAAAGCAATAAAACCACAAGACCAATGATAACTTTGACGTAAACATTAGGTGTTGGAATTGTCGGAAGATCCATAATCTACAGGTCCTTTCGTTAAAAAACGCAAGATTGCAGTGATAACCCCAATCACAATAAAACTAACCCCGTATATCTTAGGATCAATTAATCCTTGAAGATACGTCAAGTTATCATATAGCGCCCCGAATATCACGAGGAGCAATGAAAACCACATGGTTTTAGAGCGGTGCATTATGTTTTGATAATAAAGTTAATACCGAGGTATGGAGAAATTGTAGTGACTGCAGTACCTGAACCCGTATTTCCAATAGTGGTTGATACAGATATACCAGTAACAGCGGAAGCAGTAGTTGGGTTGTTAACTGCATTTGAGTTAGGGCCTGTACCACCTGTACTACCAGCACCAAAAAATCCACCACTTAATGAATAGTGTAAGTGGCCTGGGTCTGATACAGTTGATGTTGCACTATGGCTGTGACTTGGAAGATTTGAAGTAGACAGAGTTGTAGTTGCAGAGCCTCCACTAGCTCCAATAGAAGCCGCAATAGTACCTGCACCAATTGGCATACGATCTGCGTAGTTAGGTAAGTTAAATGTAGTAGACCCATCACCTGCGCCAAATGTTGTGCCAACCACGGCAAACAAAGCAGCGTAGGTTGTACGAGAAACTGCACTGCCATTACATAATAAATACCCACTAGGCGCTGAAGCTGTCGGCCACATTATTAAAGCGCCTGTTAAAACAGAATTTTGAGTAACAAATGCAGTTGTAGCTAGCTGAGTAGTGCTTGTACCGGCAGTTGCTGTAGGGCCTGATGGGATGCCAGTAAATGTTGTAGTACCAGTAACGGCTAAATTACCGCCAATAGTCATGTTGCCAGTCTCAGTTTCACCAGCAGCAGTAAGTGTTCCATTGACTAAGAAGTTACCAGCAGAACCTGTAGCACCAGCATAAAAACCATTGGTACCGTCACAATAAACAATAGTAGTTACACCATTAGGAATAAGCAGTGGGCTCCCTGTAGGTGTGCCACTTACGATACCTTGAATATAGATAGACTGACCGCCAGAAGATTGATTTGAAATAATATATGTCTTATTTACATATGGTGCATATACATATCGAGTTGCGGATAAAGTCGTTGTACTTGGAATTACAATAACTTGGTTACGGGCTTCGTCAGATGTGCCATTTAGGTTAGTGAGCGTATAGTTTGCATCACCCATTGAAGAAAGATAATCTACTCCAGTAATCGCTTGTTCTGCTAAATTCCAGTTAGTATTAGTCGTATCACCCCAAGTTCCGGCAAGATCTCCGTCACCGATAAAGGTAATTTTTAATGAGGTTGAGTATGATTCTGCCATAATTTATTCCTTAACATGTTTGGGTATTATCTACCAACGTCCAATTTTCTGTTTCACTTGTATTAATTTGATTCCAGTTAATAGGTGGACTATATCCTAATGGGTAAACACTTTGTGTTGTATTTGTAATACTTCCTGCAAAAGGTACTCCACCAAATGTAAATGCACCAAAATCAGCGACCTCATTTACAACAAGTGTTTGTGTACCCCAACTTATATTTTGAGTATCATTAACTGCAAACCACCCAATATAGCATTCATTATCTAATATTCCTATGTTTTCTACAATAGACTCAAGAAACGCAGATTGCTGTGTATTTAGGTCTGCTACAGTAATACGTTCAACAATAGATTCTGCAAACTGAGCTTGGAAAATCTGTGTAGCAGCTATACCTGAGTTTTCTGTTACTACAAAGAAATAAGCTGAACCAATCGTAATAACATCCAGCATATTCAGATTTTCAGCAATACTTTCGGCAAACTGAGCTACTATGGACTCGGTTTCCGCTACACCTAGGTTTTCTGCAATGGTTTCTTTAAACTGCGCTGTAATTGCTTCTATATCTAATAGGCTTGTATTCTCGGTAATGGCTTGTAGGTAGCTCGAGCTTTGAGTGCTTGAATCAGCAGCTGTAAACGGTTCTGTTAATGCTAGAGGGAAAGAGGCGGCGATTGTTTCTGTTTCTGCGCTGGTAAATGGTTCAGTCTGGGTTTCTTTAAATTGTGCAAGGATGGCTATTACATCTGCCAAAGTAATCGGTTCGGTAATGCTTTCGTTAAATTGGGCTGTAATTGACTCTAAGTCAGCCTGACCTACGTTTTCTACAATGCCTTCAAAGAAGTTATCTTGTTCGCTAAAGATGTCGTTTAGATTAATTGTGCTTTCGGTGATGTTATCTATATAAGCACTTTGTTGTGTGCTTGAATCTAAGATGGTGGAGTTTTCACTTAGCGTAGCTGCATAAGAAGTCCAAAGACCATCAAACGCTAACTGTGCAAAGGCTTCTCCACCATACATATATTACTGTACTACTTCTACTTCAGCCTTTTCGACAACAGGTGTTGCTTCCAAAGATGCTTTTAGTTTATCTAAGAATGCAGTTTTCCCAACTTTAAGTTGTTCTAGATTGAATGCTGCTGAACCAATTTTACGGTCCAAATCAATGCAGTTATCAAATAAATACTGCTGCTCTTGTGTCATATCTTCATAGATATATTGATTACCATCAATAGTTACGGGAGTTGTTTTTTTCTCGCCCATAATATTTCTCCTAAAAATGCCACCAAAAAGGGCTGGTGGCTTGCCCTAAATTAAGACTGGGTTGCCCAAGGCAAAGGTGTTACTGCTGGGCTAATAGGTGGATTGACAATGGATAAAATTTGTCCATCAATGTTAGCTTGAGTATTCTCTACCAAGTTAGGTTCAGCTTGAATCCAGCCTAGAACTTGCGCTTGGGTAAGCTGTGAGTAAGGAATTGGAGTAGATGTTGTATCAATCGTAAATTGTGCAGAACCAGTGATTGATGCTGTGTGAGTGCCGTCTGTACCAGTTACCAAATACTGAGCTAATACCACATACTCATTAATTGGTGCAGGAGGAGAAGGAAGGGTGGACATTGAAGTGATTGTCCAAATGTATGTATTGCTCATTATTTTTCCTTTAGAAGCCAGTTACGCCAGCAGATTTGAGTTTAGCTTGTAGGTCTGTTACTGTTGCGTTGAGTTCTTGAACTGCTTTAACTAAAACAGAAACAATTTTAGCTTGGTCAACACCTTGATATCTTGGTTTACCCTCATCATCAAGCTCATCTTTTACTCCCTGCACAGCCCCGGGAATAACTGCTTGTAGTTCATGCGCAATAAAGCCTTCATCTGTTTTTTTAGTTTCAATCCAGTCAAAAGAAACTGGGTTAAGAGCTAATATTCTTTCTAAAGCTCCAGTTTGAGTTTTGATGTTTTCTTTTAGACGGTAGTCAGACAATGAGTTATACGATGTTCCACCTGAAGCAACAGTAATATACCCCCGTTGGGATGTGTTTTGAAAGAATGTGATTCCATCACCATCTGAACTTGAGCGTACAATCTGCATTGTTGATACGTTTCCAGCATTTGTACCAACAAATGCAGCTACTATATTATTAGATGTGCAATTTAATCTTTCAGAGGAATATTGACCTGTTGTATTCATTAACAATATGCCAGCTGGAGTCAAACGCATCCGTTCTGTTCCAAAACCAGAAGCAGGATTTGTACCCTGCATAAACAATAAATCGCCGGTAGAATCAACCGCTAAAGCATAATTATTTGGTGAACCGCCATTGTAATTTGAAATGCAAACAGATGGATTATCTGTTCCAGAATATGTTTGAGCCATTACACAAACACCGAAAGTTGTATTCCCAGGATGCGAAGCGGTAATAACTCCTAATCCACCACTACCAGATGCTGCTTTAACCTGTAGTGGACCAACAGGAGATGTTGTCCCGATACCGACATTCCCGTTGTTATCTATAACCTGTCTAGGATTACCATCACCATCAGATAGGACAATGTAGTTACTTGATGTACGGATGTCTAGACCGCCTTGGTTGCCTGAGAAACCGCCAAAGATAGAGTTTTTAGAGCCTGTGGTCATTAATAAACCACTAGCTGTTGACCCAAAAACATAAGGTCCAACAAAAGTATTAGCAACACCTGTTGTATTTGATGCGCCAGCACTAGCACCAATAAATGTATTTCCAGCTCCTGTAGTTGTTGCTGCCCCAGCACCATTTCCTATAAAAGTACCATTAGCACCAGTTGTATTAGCATAAGCAGCTTGATAACCTACTGCGGTGTTGTTAGATGCTGTGGTGTTTGGTGTAGTTGAAGCAAGAGCATAAGCACCTACAGCAGTATTGTATGAACCAGTAGAGTTATTAACTAAAGCATTTTTTCCTATAGCAGTATTGTCTTGTCCTGTTGTGTTTAAATATAATGCGCTATGACCTAAAGCAGTATTTTCAAATCCAGTTGTGTTTGAATATAAAGAACCATAACCAAAAGCGCTTATATTTGTGCCTGTAGTATTACTATACCCAGCTTGATAACCTACTGCGGTGTTTTGAGAGGCGGTGGTGTTTGAGTAAAGAGCGGCATCACCAACAGCGGTGTTATAGCTACCTGTTGTGTTTGTTTGTAATGTTTGCGCTCCAATACCAGCATTATTACTTCCAGAAGTATTTGCAGTTAACGCACTTTGCCCTAATGCAGTATTTAATGCTCCAGAAGTATTTGCATTTAATGCACTATTACCAATGCCAGTATTATAATTGCCTGTGCTTGTTGCCGCTAATGCACTTGCTCCAAAAGCAGTATTAATTGCGCTACCACCACCTAAACCAACAGTAAGACCATGAATGGTAGCGTCATTAGCTAAAGTTAATTTTGTGCCGTTAAATTGAAAATTAACCGATAAAGCTGGTGTTGTTGTTCCTTGTCCATAAGGAACATAATTAGTTGTATAAGTTAAAGATGGTGCTTTGTTATTAAAGGTATTCCAATCGGTGCTTGATAAATAACCATTAGTGCTAGTAGTTGCTTGGCTAATACTAATTACAGGAGTTGTAGTTCCTGTTGCTACACTAATTGGTGCAGTTCCGCTAACACTTGTAACTGTTCCAGTAGTAGGTGTTGTCCAAATTGGAGCAGAAGCAGAACCTTGGCTTGTTAATACTTGACCTGAAGTTCCAAATCCAGTTGTACCGCTTGTTGCAGGGGTTGTACCAAGGTTTGTAGATAATCCAATAGCACCTGAAGCATTGATTACATGGGCTGAAGCACCGCTAGAACCCCAAGCAAAATAAAGCTTATAACCATTACCAGAGCCAACAGTAATATCGCCATCATGACCTGAAAAATAAACACCATTGTTAATGCTATAAAAATCACTAGGAGTTGATGAACTAAATACCGATGAATTCATACCAAACTCACCGTAATATGATGAGTCTGTTCCTAAGTCATTACTCAGAACATAGTTAGTAGAAGCCCCTGCAGTTCCTGATTTGTTTTGTAATATTGTTTGCAAATAATTATTGGCAACAGTAGACCCTGAAGCATAACTTGTATTTGAGCCATTAAATGACAATACAGGAGTTGTGCTTGTAAAAGAGCTTGTTGCTAATTGTGGAACAGTGGCAGTGTTTAATGCATCCAAATAAACTGCTTTTTCAGAAGGCTGAGTTACAAATACGTCTTTAGTACCGGTAGTAAAATTAACTAATGAACCGCCATTAGAAGAAGATAAAACAGTAGTACGAGCAAGAGTTCCGCCAGTTGACCATGTACCAATACCCGTCTCCCAATTGGGTCCACCTTGATCCGCAATCGTATAGTATGTAGTATTTCCATTGCCAATAACAGAAAAACTTTGGTATCCAGTAACTGCACCTAGTAGCGTAGCTGAACCTGTACCTGTTACTTGTGTCGTTTCCCTTACACGGTCTTGCAGAACTAATGCCATATACTGCTCCTAAATTCTGTTAAAAAATACTTAGCTAGTGGCGGTGGTACTGTAGGTCACCGACACAGTATCACCAGATGTCGTTGTTTTTGCAACGCTAAAGTTTCCTTCAGAATATAAAGTACCACCAGTATTGCTTTGTGTGCTAGAAGCGCCTGTACCCAATACCAAGAAACAACCATAAACAGTACCGCCAGAACCAGTAATGGTATAAGTAATAGCGGAAGCCGTAGATGAAGTTACGTTTGATGGTGTAGCGCCAGTAGAAGTAGACGAAGCAAATACCGCTGTACCACGCACTGCAGAACCACCTACTGTATAAGCAGTAAACTCTTTGCCACCGCCAACCAAAGTTGTCATGGTATCTGTTGCAGCTGGAGTCAATGAAGCATTAGTCAAACCAAGATACGGACCAGTAACTGAATAAGAAGAGCCTTTTAACAAGGTATCTAACATCAATTGTTTACCTACGGCAACAACTAAGTTTGGAAAACCTTCAGTCCATTTTAAATTACCGTCTTTATCACGGCATTCAACGTGCCAATAACCTTCAACTCCCATTCCTTCAGGAATAGCTACGTTGGCTTGTAATGTTGCTACAGCGCTATCGCCACAGCTTCCAAATTCTTTATGCATGATTGCTCCTAATCTGCGCTACTATAGTTAATACTACTTGTTGTAGTTCCAAGGGTTAAAATAGCAGACGAATAAGTCGCTGCTGGGAATTGCACTGTAAAGCTGTTAGTACATGTTTTATCTGAACCAAAATTTAACACAAAACACGCAGCGCCCGTAGTAGCATTGTAGACTAAAGCGCCCCTACAAGTAAAGGATGCGGGGGTCCAGACTGCGTTTTGAAATGATACGTATGTAATATTATTTGTAGTGCTTTGAGTAGGTGGGGTTGATATAACTAACTGCTTTCCCCCTGCTGTGTACCCAGTACCTACAACTTCGTTTACAGGAGTATATGCAGTAGTACTTTGGTTCAAGTTAGCTAATGCATTATATAAAGCAATCTTATACGTACCAGTAGTGAAATTCTCATTACCATTAAGTAAATTTTGCTGAAAAATGGTGCAAGAAGTTTGGGTAATCATGAGGCCATCTCAAATTTATTACGTTTAGAAAAGTTTTCAGAAGCTCTCATTACTTGAAGATTTGATGGAACATGCAATCCTGAAACAAATTTGCCTTGTAATGGAATTACGTGATCTACCGTCCATTTAATACCTTCAATTTTAGTCAATAAGGCAGCCAATTTATACTCGTTTCTTATGCGCTCATGGTCAATATCTGTAAGCCAAGATGGAGTTCGTTGCAATTTAGCAGCTCTTCTTTGAGCAGTGCGAGCCATTTTCCCAGCGTGTCCATTACCTTTTTCGTATTTTTTAATGGCTAATTTTCTTGCTTTTTTACCAGAATCTGATTGAGCATATACCTTTTCTTTTAGTTTACCTTTGTCAGAATTACGATATTTAGCAGTTCTAGCTAATTTATTTTTATAAGCTTCAGAATTTAAAACCATAGCTTCATATTGACATTTTTTACACGTATGCCTATAACCATTAGAGTGTTTTTTAAACTCTAATAAGTTTTTGATTTGTAAGCATTTTTTACAAGTTCTCATGAAACAACGTTACCCTTAAGGTTAATGTTGAGTTTTGTTTGGCCGTCACGATAACTATCACCACGATCAAGGCCGTCACAGAAACGTCTAAATTCGAGCAGGGCTTCTTGGTACTTTTGTTCGTAATTGGCTACTAAATCAACCTCTTGCTTCATAAATAGCATAGCTTCACGCATAGCGCCATAAAACAAAACCGCATCGTAATTGTCGCCAAGCCAGCTTGTTCCAGTAGCATTAGATACACCTAAGACTGAAATAGAGAACGGGGTATCTGTACCTGAACCGATAGAAGCAGCATTAAAACTTAATACATCCCCGGGTACATAAAAAACACCACCATCGTTAAGCGTAACTGAAGATACAGCACCTGTCATAGAAACAGTAATAGTAGCTGTAGCATTAGCCCCATTACCGCCTGTTAAAGGCACTTCTGGGTATACACCCGGTGTATATAGCGAACCAGCGCTAGTAATAGTAGTTCCATTAATAACACCTTGAACAATAGTTGGCGGGTAATAGAAATAATGTAACTCTAAAACATATGCTTGATCTGGCGTAGGAGCCACCATCAAAGACATTTCATTTGGATTTAAATACTGCGACCCAAATAATGCGTAATATTTAGGTGTACCTTGTGGTGTCCCTTGATACGTAGAACCGTTATTAGATACAGTTGGGTATGCTTCTCTTAAAAAATTAACATCTTTATTTAAAAGATACGTATAAGTTAATGTCGTAGGATTAATTACAGCTATAGAGTAATTTGAAAGCCAATCATCTGGCAAAGAGATATATTGATTACCCGCTGTCATTGTACCTGTTACATTTTTACGTAATGAAGGTAATTGAACAAAATTGTATATACGAGTTTCAGCCTGCTGGATAAACTTAGGAATATCCTGAACGAACAATTGCTCCGTGTTTTCGGAGTAATCTTGTATTAACTGCTGAAGCTCTAAATAGTTCATGAGAACTAATCCTTATGCCATAGGGCCACGGCTCATACGACCTTTAGTAGCAGCACCAGCGCCACGCATTTCAATACCATCAGTCTTAGGACCACGAGTCTTATTACCAATAGATACAGTCATTGCTGGACCACCGGGTACTAATTCATCTGCACGTAAAGTGTTTGGGTCTTTCATATCATGACCTGTTGCTTTACGTTCTGCAGCTACGCCAGTACCATTCTTCTCATACTGTTCAGCAGGACCATTGTTCTTAGCATTACCAGTACGCATAGGCGAACTGTTCTTTTTAGTTGCTTTGATCTGGGTAGCCATTTTATTTAGCCTTTTGATTGTTTGCACGGGCTACGTTACGACCAACAGCTTTCATTTCAGCTGAAGTTACACCACCTTTTTTAAGCTTTGAAAGATTAGTCTTTTTGTTTTCATGCAATTGCTTGTCATGCATACCAAAAGCTTTTTTAATCATTTTTTTGTCTTGTTTCATGTCATCAGACATTTCTTTTTTGTTCATTGCTTTGGATTCTTTTTCCATCTTTGCCATTTTAATGCTCCTAAGTTGTCACTATGGTTACTGTACCTATTGTAATCGCTAAATTCAAGTCATTGGGAACAAATGCATCAGAAAAAGCTCTTGGCCCTCCCACAGGAGCCCAGTTCCATTGGGTTTGTCTACTTCCATCAGTAGGATAACCCGCATTATTTACATCATTACTAGCTGTAGGAGATACGTATAAACCCGTATTTCCGGCTGAATAATAGCTTACATCAGGCCTTGGATTACGCACTGCCTGTGGATCACTGACAGGATACATACCTAACTGCAATTGCGGTTGATCTGGATCCCAGCAAGTATTACAAACCTTGATCTGGTAAGGTTTTGTTTTTAAAATTTCAATACGAATTTCGGACAACTTATATCGTTGACCACATCTATCGCACTCGGCAATTGAGTGTTTGCCTGACGAAAATTTACTAGGCATTACTTACAATTCCATCGTTTTAAGCTTGCAGCTTTACGTGTTGGCCTACCTTTTTCATCCTTCATTGGACCGGGCATACCAGACATACGGGCACAAAATGACTTCTTACGAGCACCACCTTCAGGCTGTGGAGCTTTTAAATGGGATCCAGTTTCCTTGTTGTACTTGGCACGACCTTTGGCTGTGAGTCCAGCACCCTTGGATACAGGTAACTTTTCACCACGTCCAACAGAAAGAGATGGAGTCTTTTTAGTAGCCATTATCGTATATACATCATGTTTCTAGGTACGAACCGAATAGAAGCCTTCTCACGGTCTTCATCTGCAGCCATCTGGAATTGCTCGTTGTATTCTGCTTTAAGCATAGGTACACGCTGAGGATCTACTCCAATGAGCTTCATAGATAAGTAGAATGCTAGTCCAGCAGCCATAGCAGGAATAAAGCGGAATGGGATATCTTCGGTATTAACACCAGTTCCAGCATCCTGTAAACGCCTCATACGCCAGTAAACAAAGCTATATTGAGTTCCGGGATTACCAGTAGGCCAAATATTGATGTTTGGCAGGTAATTATTATACAAAGGTGCAGTCGCAATATGAGCAGCAGGAGTTGTATTATTTACTCCACGGAAACAATTTAACAGCTGATTTGCGTTTCCATTAGCATCTGTACCAAGGTTTTGATAGAGAATTGTCTCGCCATCAATGTTGATATAGCCCTGACTACGCATATTTGCAGTAGATGTGACATATAAAGTCGTGTCACTAGCACCTGCGGCTTGCGATAAGGTGGTTACAGGAGTTGAATCAACGTTTCCTGACTGTCTATCTATCCATACTTGAATAGGCCGTCCATAGGCGTTTTTAGTAGGAATGGTGAGGTAATCATCAGCAGAGATTCGAGTGATATTAATATCAACCTGATTTTGACCTGTACCCTGACGGATTACATGATCATACAAATCAATTGTATCCACAGGGATAGGATAGCTAATTTGACCTGCGTTAATATTGATAGGAATTTGCCCTTGCTCAATAGTCCACAGATTGATTCCACGATTAGCCCACTCTATAGTTAACAAGTTAACACTACGAGCAGCTGTTCTGTAATCATAACCGGAACGAGATTGCATCCCACAACGCTCAAAGGCTTCCTCTACGAGGTCACCCATATCCAAATTAAATAGCGTTGTTCCGGTTGTGCTCATTACTTAGCCTTTTTTGTATTCTTTTTAGCAACAGTCTTCTTGGCTACAGGCTTTTTATCTGTACGAGTAGTGGCTTTTTTGACCTGTGGTTTGCGTTTTTCTGTTTTTACAGGGAAAGGCCATTCGTCTTGAACATCATATTTTTCAATGGTGATTTCAAGTTCTGGCTTTCTAAATAAACCAAATGCCCAATCAATGATGAATTTCATTTCTTCATCCCTTTAAGTGTTTCGGCTAAACGAGCACGTTTTCCTACTACACCGGGTTTTTTAGCAGCTGCAGCTAATTTCTTAGCAGGAATTGGTTTACCAGCTTTAGCACCTAACTTGGCACGTAAAGCACCGGGTTTCTTGATAGCACCAGCAATCCAGTTTTTAGTAGCCATGATTATAAAACTTCTTTAACAGTTTCAATCAGTTTTTCAACAGACTCTTCTACCTTTTCTAATACAGTCTCTTTAGAGATAGTAGCTTCAGCAGGAACTTCTGCAACAGGATCTACGGCTGCTACAGGAGTAGGTTCTACTGGATCATCAGCTACAGGAGCAACTTGTACAGGCTCTGGAGCAGGAACTAATGAAGCAGCAAATGCTTTGACTACTGGATCAGATGAAAAGCCAGATACTACTTTATCGCTACCCAAATAAAGTGTGAACTCATTTAAAAGTTCATGCTCTGCGCTACCAACAGCGTGACCAGCACTTTTAATATAACTTAAAACTGTATCAAATAAACTCATTTTTTCTTCCTTGTTTTAGCAGACTTAATAAAGTCCTCTTTAGTAGGCGCACCCTTAGATCCAACTTTACGCATTCTCTCACTAGAGCCAGCTTTAATACGCTCTTGCTTTTTATGAATATTCTCATAGAGTCCTGCAGGACCGCCTTTTTTGTACATAGTTACATCATCCGGATTATCTTTCCGGACAATTGTCTTTGCTTTAGGCATTTTAGATGGGCTAATTGCTCCCATCCCACGTGAGGCTCTCATTACTTAGCCTTACCGCCCATACACATTGCTTTTACATGC